CAAGTTTTGCTGGTTCTATCCGATGGATGGTAAAGCATTACTTGTCTGAACTTAAGCCAGATGGCAACGGGGGACATAACCTAGAGGGACGCATTACCCGATTGGAAACCCGAGTTGACCAAATCTACACACTGCTTAGCGAGAAAAAGTAGAAACCTTTTAGCAGTTTGTTTTATTGCATTTAATTTTTTATTCTTAGTATCACCAGCAAGGGCAGAAGAAGTAGCGCCAGCAGTAACTACTATTGTTACTCCAGGTGGAGATGATGTTTCCTATCAGATTCCACTGACAGTATCAGTTGTATACGATGGCGTTACCTATGAAAATGTCTACGCAACTACCAACTCAGTCATTACATTTGGTAGACCAGATGGTACATATTGGACATATCCAACTACACCATCTGTATCTATTGAGTCTAAAGACTGGTGGGTATTGCCACAACAGATGCCAGATACTCACTTCATTATCAATGTAAGTGAAGGTGGCTTCCAAGTAGATGGTAACTACCGTCCATACGGTACGTTTACTGGCGATACAACCAGCATTATTATTACTGCACAGATTCAAACAGATGGAACTGTTGCATATAGTTATGCAGTAGATGGTCCGTTAGCAGGTAACGAAAGAACTGGTGCGGTACTTACTGATGGAACTGTTGTTCCATTAGAAGAAGTAAATATTATTGAGGTTGAAGAGGCTCCTGTTTTAGAACCTGAACCTGTGGCTCCTGAACCTGAACCTGTTCCCCCAACTCCTGTTGAACCTGAACCAGAAGTTGTTGAACCTGTTGTTCCAACACCTGGACCTGTAATAGTTTTTCCTGTTTTACCAACACCTGAACCAGAGCCAGTAACACCAGAGGAACCAGCAGAAGAACCAGTAGTAGAAGAACCTGTTGTAGAAGAGCCTGTTGTTGAAGAACCATTGTTACCTCTTGAACCAGAGCCAGAACCTGAGCCTGTAGAGCCTGAGATTCCAGAGGAAACACTTCCAGTGGAACCTGAACCAACGCCTGAGTCTCATGCAGAAAGTGTAACACTAGATAACGGAGTTGTGGTAACAGCGCAAGAAGCAGTAGCAGTGGCGCTATTGCAAGACCCAGCAGAGTTGATACAAGAATTATTTACTAACCCAGTTGCAGCATTAACAGCCCTTGGCTCAGTTGGGGCAGACATGACAGAAGAACAGCGAGAAGAATCCGAGAAGGTAGTTATCGCAGCAGTAATCGTGGGACAGATAGCAACACAGTCAGCAGTCGCAGCAGCAGCATCGGCTGCAGCAGCATCCACGTATAGGAGAAAACCTTAATGAAAAAAATACTTTCAGATTTCCTTAACCAGGCTTGGACCTTGTTAGGAATGTTCGTTGCTTGGGTCGTATTAGATGGCTCGGCAAAGACGGTAGTCGGCTATGCCATTGTAATAACCACTCTTCTATGGGTGGTCACATACAAGGCACGTAATCTAAAGGATGATGATGAAAACATTTAAACAAGTAATGATGAGAATTTTTGCTGTTATTGCAGCAGAAGCACTAGGAGTTATTGGTGCTGGTTCTCTTGTAGGTATTGAAGTATGGCAAGCAGGAGTTCTTGCTGGTGCTTTAGGTGCTGCACGTGTACTTGAAGCGCTTGCACGCTTCTATCTAGCAGACGGCAATCTATCTGCAGAAGAAATCAATGAAGCCTTTGCTAAGGTGGACAAGAAAGCGAGTGCAGAATAATGGGTCAACGTATGGACTTTATTGAGACAGCCAAGTCACAACTTGGTGTAATCGAAGGACCTAAAGATAACGAAACAAAGTATGGCGCATTTACAAAGGCTAACTTCCAACCATGGTGTGGTTCATTTGTAAACTGGTGTGCTAATGAAGTGGGTTTGAAGATTCCTAACTGTGTGTATACACCAGCAGGTGCATCTGCATTTATGAAGAAGAAGCAATGGGAAGATGCTAGCGATACTGCTCAGCCACTACCAGGGGATGTAGCCTTCTTTGATTTCCCAGGAGATAATGTCAATCGTATCTCACATATTGGAATTGTCGTTAAAGATAACGGCGATGGAACAGTTACTTGCATTGAAGGCAATACTGCTCCCGATAAGAAAGGCGACCAACGAAACGGCGGGCAAGTATGCCTAAAGGTTCGAGCCTTTAAAAAGAAGAATGGTTCCAAACTACGTAAGTCACAGGCTGTGTCTATCGTGGGCTTTGGTAAGCCAGTCTTTAAATCATAGGAGGAAACATGAACGCAGCGTTCAAAGCAGCAGCCCTATCATGGCTACGTGCATCTGCAGCAGCAGTTGCAGCACTATACATGGCAGGTGAAACAAACCCTAAGACTCTTGCAGCAGCAGGTGTTTCAGGTCTCATTGGTCCAGCCCTCAAGTGGCTTGATTCATCAGCCAAGGAGTTTGGTCGCGGTTCCAAGTAACCGTAAACATCCCGTTTAAGAGGCTTTGCAGCCCCATAGACAGCAGTTAGCCCCCGTCCTGGTCTTCCCCATACCAGAGCGGGGGCTTTTCTGTTTTCCTAGGTGGTTCCTAGAAACCTTTTATCCCGTTGAGTATGTCCTCAATCTTAACTAGATAACCCTTAGATGGGTTAGGTGGAATGTTGCAGGCTATAGCCCTGCCTCTAATAGTAACAATAGTTTTTAAGATATCAGTAGGTACCATCACTACTGCTCCCTCTAATACGAATGCCCAGTAGTCAGCCTTTGTGGCTGACAGTCCTGACGGATACCACTCTTCACGATTGTGTGACCAGCAAACTGTTTCGATATATACATTGCCCGTTTCCTTCCATCGAAGGTCAGTCTTAACTTCAATGGTCTTACCACCAGTAAGTAGTTCCTCAACCAACTTCTCACCAGCCTGACCAACTGACAGGTCTATATCGAAATCAGATAGTTTACTCATGCTATATCCCATGCGCTGTAGATAGGTTCTGAAACAATACCTAACTGCTTACGCAAACGTTGCCTCTCTCTAGGTGTAGTACCTGCCCAGTATCCCATAACACTGTGTCGTAGTGAATAGTCTAAGCATTGTTTCTTTACTTCACAACTCGCACAAATCCGTTGTAGCAAATTCTTTTCACGATAACTTGGTTCATCATCTTCATTAAACCATAACTCCGTATCGGTACCAGCACATGCTGGTGTTGATTCCCACTTAGGGTAGTCAGTCATTTATCCTCCAGTCGAGTAAAAACCTGAGCCTTTAAATTGTACTGCTGGAGCAGACCATATACGTATCATTGCATTACCACAAGTGCTACATGATGGTGGTATTGGGTCGTTAATCTCTGTAACTTCTTTGCAATAGTCACACTTAAAATCATATAGTGGCATTAGATACCCAACTCTTTCCTTACATCTTCCCAAGGTTGGTAGCCTTGTGCTAGTAGTATGCCCATTCTACAGGAACAAACCCCTACTGCTACCTGACTGCATTGCAAGTTGTCATGTGCTGCTTGTATAAGATTGGCTATAGATTCACTAGCATCTTGCCATCCTTCTAGGTACGACTCTTGCTTTAAGATGCGTAATGTTTTTTCCAATGTGCTCATCCGTTCTCTGTGTGTTCTGGATAAGGGAGAGTAACCATGGAACCACAACTGGCACACTCACCATCTAGAAAATAGAATGATATTTCTTTGTTCTCAAAGGCTACCAGTGCTATAAATAATTCGCTACCACATACACATACATCCCCAATAGGGTCGCCACGTAGGTCCATTGACCTGCTGTAATCCTTGTGATGAAGCAGGTCTCTTATGTCTTTAGATTCTTCTTCATTCACCATTGTCTGTTCTTTCTTCTGGTGCATCTGCATCTAGTTTAGGTCTGAACCCACCTAGATTTCTAACCAAAGATGCCAGTGCACGTTGCACTTTCATGCGTGCTCCGTCTGCGGTTGTATCTAAATCCTTTGCTATGTCTGCCCACTCGGTTAACTCCGTACTATAACGGATACGTAAAACATTTTGCTTAGCCTCTGTTAGTTTGTAATATGCTGAAGCAATGTCTGACCTAAGCACTAGCCAGTTGTTACCGTCATTGATTTCATTTGACTTAACCTGACTGCCTAAGTCTTTTATCTTAGTTGGAATCTCATATGATTCTGAGATGATAGATGGAAGGAATGCTTCTACTACTGATACATCGTAGTAATATAAATCAAGTAACTCATAGCCAACCGTCCGCGCTTTCTCTTTCTCGCAGAATGTAATTGCTGCGTTCCTAAGAGATTTGGCTATGAGTTTATCCTTGTCTTTTTGTTCAAGTGCTGACCACTCTTTGTATTTATGAGGGTGTGTAATAAACCATACCCATAATGTTTGAGATATATCCTGCTGCTCAACCATCGGATATTTTTTGTGATACTCACTGGCTATGGAAGCAACAACCGACTCGTATTCCTCCGTAAATGCGCTTTCCATATAAAAAAAATATTACCCTTCTGACTCAGTAATCCCTGCCCATTGTCCACGTTGTACCAATAGTCCGATTATTGCATAGTTGGCTAGGTCTACAAGCGTATCTTCTACTGTTTCGTAGTTGGGCGTGTCGCCCTTACCAACCAGATGATTTAGTCTGGCTAACTTGTCGTGCATACGCACACGTAGCCCATTCATAGCCCCGCCTGGAGCATGGGCTATGTTGAGCGGACCGTAATCTGCATGCTTCTTAAAGAGGATTGTCAGTAGTTCTTCTGCAATCTGTTCTGCATCTGTATTATTTTTCATTTAGTATATCCTTTACTGTATCCTCGAACTTAAACATTGCTTCTTGAACTAGTACTTCTTCTAGAATTTTATCACCATCACCCTGTGCTGCTGCGACTAACACGCCTGCCAACATAGTCATCATTTGCTTGGCGTCTTCTACGTTCCTATCCATTGCTAGGTATATATCTCGCAAGGCATTAAGTAAATCTAAACCTTGCTTGTCGCTAATAGGTATACCCAAAGCCCTTGGATTTTCCTTGATAAAATCCCATACAACTTTACTATTTTGATAGACATCTTCTGATTCGCTCATTAATAAACTCCGCTCCTACACTATGCACAATGCTATTTACATCGTGACCTTCTGGCATCTGGACAATATTGACATTGCCTAGTTCTCTACTTATCTTCTTACCGAACTCTAAACCTGGAGCATCACCGTCTGCAAGAATAATCACTGTATCAAAGTCGTCTAGGATTTTAGAATAATATGGCTTCCAATTGTTTGCACCTGGAATACCAATTGCTGGGTGCCCTGTCTTGGCTACAACTGTGATTGTATCTATCTCACCTTCGGTGACACATATATAATCATCTGCACCTAGAACTGTCTGTGCATTAAACATTGTTGTTTTAGCACCTGGCATACCCATGTACTTAGGGTCTTCGTTCTGCATACTTCTAAACCGTATATCTACTACACCTGATGGCGTGAGATAAGGTATTGCTAGTCTACCTGCATATGCTTCATGACCTGGAAGAGCGTCCTTCACTACTCCGAGATGAAACTGTTGAACTTCTGCGACCGATAGACCCCGTGTTGCTAGGTACT